ATGGTATATTATGTGTTTCGTATGAGCCGTTGGTATCGGTAGATTATATTGGTGATTCATGTTCTGCTATAGTTGATGCTCTCTCCTCCAAAATGGTTAATAAACGCCTCCTACAATTGATTGCTTTCTATGATAATGAATACGGATATTGCTGTAGGGTGTTGGATCTTATGGCTTTTATGGCCAAAAAGCTCTATAAACCCCCAACACCAAGTAAATAAACGAGTTATAAGTCCTTACTTTATAACGGGTTATAAAGGCGCTTTATAACTAGTTATAATACAACGAGTTATACTGGTATTTTTTCCGTGACATTCCTATCTTTGTGTGTTATAATAATAGTATATTTAATGAGAATGAGGATGATTATGAATTGGATATTATATGTAGTTTTAACAGTTACGGCGCAAGGATCAATAGTACCATTGGAACATAAATTTCAGTTATCATTTAATGAGCTGCAACAATGTGCTGAGGTGAAAAAGGTGTTTGATGTTGGGGTATCATTTTTTCAGTTAGCAAATAAAAGTGATATCCAATATGAGGGTACTTGTAAAAAGATTAAAGAGCCTAAATTAATAAAAAGGAGTTTGTGATGAGTATTTGGAAAAAGATGGATAATGATGGAGATGCATTTTTTGATGATGATGAGGAATTACGTCTTAACCACGAGGAATATGAACAGTGGTTAGATTCTATAAATAAGTCTGGCGATCCAGATAGAGATGAAGAATTTTATAATATAGAGATGGCAAAGCAAACTGAGTATCCTGAAGTGGTGGTTCAAACATCGAAATATACAATGACATATAGTAATAATTGAGAGGTTAGTATGATTGGTTGGGTAGTTGAAGACTGGAAAAATAATAGGTTTAGGTTGTTTTGTGAAACGATTGGTTCATTATGTTTTATTAGTATTTATGTTTTAATGGCATGGCATGGTGATAATGTTTCTATTTTGAATATATTTTTAATTCAATTAGTAGGTTCAACATTACATATTATTAACGCCTATATGAGAAGTAGTCTTAATTTAATTGTTTTAAATGTGATAGTGATAATGATTGCAATCTTTGGAATTGGGAGATTAATATGAAAAAGACAGAATATGATATTATGAGATGCGCTGATGGCGTTACGAGAGCGGTTCCATTAATAAATGGTTTTAAGGTTGATCCATCTATTAAGATTATGGAAGAACAAAAGGCAGAAGAAACAAAGAAAGACGAAAAACCTAAACGCGTAATTAGTATCCAAGATCGTTTGCAAAGTAAAGTGGAAGATATGATATCTGCCGTTGAGGGGCAGGTAGATGATTTTATTGATAGTGGTTATAAGACGAAGTATGATGCATATAACCATTTATTAGAAATTGGTTGTAAGGCGGCACATGCTAGAAAAATGCGACCGATGTATCTTGATTGTTATAATGAATTAGTAGATGTTTATAATAAAGATGATGAATATCTTATAGAAGCATGGAGTCATCTGAAACCAAAAGAAAGTAAGTTAATGATGGATTTGTATGGTACTATTTTAGATGATATAGATCGCATTATTAAGAATTCTACAGCACAACGCAAACCACGTAAAAAGAAAACATTATCAGCTACGCGTCTTGTTAATAAATTAAAGTATCAAGAGGAGTATCCTGATCTTCGATTAGTTAGTATTAATCCTGAAAAAATTATTGGGGCAAAAGAATTATGGGTATATAATACTAAGTCTAATCGTCTTGGTGTTTACCATGCAGAGAATGTTGTTAGGGGATTTAGTATTAAGGGATGTACTATGCAACATTTTGATAAAACTGAATCGGTGGAAAAGAAAGCGGGTAAGCCAAAAGATACACTTGCTGTTTTGAAAAAAGGTACTTTGAAGAAAACATTAAATAATTTGAAAACGTCTGAAAGACCGTTAACGGGGAGGATTGGTAAAGATACGGTTTTGCTAGGTGTATTCTAGTGAAAGATAAATATATACAAGCGCATTTAGCTGTCGCAAGAATATATGGACAACTTTCAACAGCTGTTAGATTACAAGTTGGTTGTATCATTGTAAAGAATGATAGGATTATTTCTATCGGGTATAATGGTATGCCCTCTGGTCATTCGAATGTTTGTGAATCAAATGGACATACAAAACCAGAAGTTCTTCATGCGGAAGCTAATGCGATAACTAAGTTGGCAAAATGTACTGAGTCAGGTTTAGATGCAGATATGTTTTGTACTTATGCACCATGTGTTGATTGCGCTAAGTTAATATTACAGTCTGGTATTAGGAAGTTTTATTATGAAGAAAGTTATAAAAATGAAAATGGCATTGAGTTATTAAAAAAGTATGGGAACGTAGACATACGACATTATAAAGGAGCACCATGATACTTCTAGATTTTTCAAATATTATTGTTGGTTCAATAATGGTTGCACATAAAGTACCAGATGAGGAACGATTTGGCGAAGATTATATTCGTCATTTGGTATTGAATAGTATCCGGTCATATAGAACTAAATATAAAAGTCAATATGGCGAGATTGTTATTTGTTGTGATCAACATGCCAGCTGGCGGAAAGAATTTTTTCCATATTATAAAGCACACAGGAAAGTAGAAAGGACTAAACAAAAAGAAGAAAAGGGGATGGATTGGAAAGCTTTATTTGAAACAATTAATAAAATTATCGAAGAACTTGATACATACTTTCCATATAAAGTTATAAGAACAGATCATGCAGAGGGAGATGATGTTATTGCAGTGTTATCTAAATATGCAAATAATGACTTAAAAGAGAAAACTTTGGTTGTTTCTAGTGATAAGGACTTCTCTCAACTGTATAAATATAAGTCTATACGGCAATATTCTCCTATGAAGAAGAAAATGCTTAATGGTATAGATCCATTTGAGTATTTGAAAGAACATATTATACGCGGGGATAAAGGTGATGGTATTCCGAATATATTGTCAGCGGATAATACAATGGTCGAGAAGATAAGACAAAAGCCAATTTCAAAAAAGAAAGTGGCTACTTGGATGACACAAAATCCACAGGTTGACTTTAAAGATGAAATGTTACATGGCTGGAATAGAAATCAAGTATTGATAGATTTTGAATATATTCCAACTAGTATTGCTGACGGGATCTTGTCGGAATATAAAAAAGATAAAGTATATCAACAAGGCAATTTAATGAATTATTTTATTACAAATCGATTGAAATATTTAATGGAAAACATGGAGGAATTTACAAGATGACACCTAATACAAAAATGATATCTGAATTATTTGAAGAATTTGAACAATTAAAAACACGAAAGCAAAAAGCAGAGTTTTTAGAAAAGTATAAACAGAATGCTACGCTTAAAGCAGTATTGCAGGGTACATTTGACCCTAATATTGACTGGTGTATTGAGGTTCCTTCTTATACACCGGATGATGCCCCTATAGGATTGAATCCTTCAACTTTGTATATGGAGATACCTAAGTGTGCTGTATTTGTAAAAGGACACCCTAAGAGTGCAGGTGTAAAACCAGAGCGAATGAAAGAATTATTGATTCAAGTATTGGAGTCTATGCATCCAGCTGAGTCCATGATATATGAACAGATGATGAAAAAGAAACTTAAAGTGAAAGGATTAACAGAGAAACTCGTATTAGAAGTATTTCCAGATTTATATAGAAAGGTATAAGCTAATGGATGAATCCAAATTAAACACGACTGTTAGATACAAAGCGAAAGGAAATAAGACTTTTAAAAAGTATGATGCTTTAGTTTTGGAAGCAGTTAAAGAAGATTATATTACTGTTGAAGTCAAAAGTATGTCTGATTCTCCTATAAGATTAAGTTGGAATGATCCAGACTTTACTGGAGATGTGTTTGGTAATAAATTTGAATGCTCATATGAATTCGAAAGGTCTTTTACTGCAAGAGCAGTAGTGACTTCGGATGGCGGGGCACCCTCAGAGAGAATTAAACGTAAAAGGAGTGGGTATCCATCACCAAGATGACAAGGAGTTTAAAGTGTATATTTCAAAATCAAATCCTGTTATTCAGGCGGTTCGGAGCAGTGAATCTAATTTTGCTCGGGCTTATAAAGAAAACAAAATAAGCAAAAAGTACTATTCTAAAACCTTTTATCCAACCAAACATCTTATCACGCGTTGGTTTAATATATTAAACGAAGAAATTTTTAACAATCAAGTACATCCATTTTATGATATTGAGATTCTACAAAAGAAGGGATG